AAAAACAACAATGATTCAACTAAAAAAAAAATATGTCTAGTAAAAACCCCATCCCAAATTGTAGAATCTTATTATTCTTTAATAAATTCAAAATATGTTGATGAAGGGGTATCACCTTGTCTACTAAAAACACATCTTACTACAATAATCGAAAGTAGTGAGTGTATAAATCAAGATTATTTATGTGATTCTAGCAAAGGCAATCCTTCCGCTTATGAAACATGCATATCTAATAAATGCGATAATGTGCCGAAATTTGCTTCACCAAAAAGAGGCGAATATTCGGGGCGCTATGGTTTAACAATTCAAGAAAAGGTCGACGGTGATTTAAAATTTATAAAAAAAATTTTACCCGACGGTCTTCATACTAATTTGTTTAATCAAATACTATTGCATGTATGTTTAACATTGCATATTTTACAAGTTAAAAATTCACTTATGCATAACGACTTTTGGTACAGAAATGTATTCTTGGTTCGAAATACAATTGAAAGAAGTTGCCGTGACGGAATTACATCAACGAAAAAACAATTAAACAAGATTCAATATTTCAGATACAATTTAGCAACCCCGGGTGGAACAAAAAAAGATATTTACATAAAAGCAGGTGAACTTTTGCCTATTGTCTCAGATTTTGGTTTTTCTGAATTTATTACCGATAATGGTGAGTATATATTTAATGGCGATCATGGGGATAAGAACCCATGTAAAAATACATTACCAAACAATTCGGATAATAAAATAAATTATTTATGGTATTCAGATATTCTTTATTTTTTAGTAACAACGTTACATGCTAGTTTTAACGATAGAGAAAAAGGACCATATGGTGATGGGAAAAAAATGTGCGAACAATTCATAAATCGCTATGACCTAGGCGCTCCATGTACAAAAGATAATGTTAAACGAATAATTGATGAATTACAACGTGTAATAAGAGAAAATGATTCAAGTTCAAGACATAAAAATATTATTCGGGTTTTATTAATTGCTATTGTGTCTATTTTTAAAGGGTCGACTATGAACAGAATCGATGCTTCTATAAGAAGTGGTACAATAAACTTACATACAGAATTAAATCGTCTCTGGGAGATTTATTTTTTTATTCCAGAAGTAAGGAGAATCCCTGAACAATTTCCGTTTGATAGTTGGGTAAGCGGACATGGAGCCAAACATCCTAGAATAAATTTAACAAATTATGGCAAACATGTTTGGAAAATAAATGAGACGCATAAAACCATTTTGCCTTTTGCGCTAGAGTTATTTGAATATTTAAAAGATTCTACTAATTATCTTGAAGAAGAACCAACTGGTATTAAAAAAGAAAATATATTAAACATAGTATTAAATGACGCAGTGCCTAGGTTTACAAATAATATTGAAAAAACCACTACTCAATACGCTTCGTTATTAAGAAGATCTGATATCGGACCAAAATCTATAACTATAGGTGGACGTAATTATGGTGGTCCATCTTACATAAAACCAATAGATAAGGATACTGCGGAAGCAAACGTAGTTTATTATTCTTATGAAAATATAGCAATACCTGGGTTATCAAATCAAGTTAGTCATCGTGGTGAGGTCTATTACCAAGACGGTGAAGGATTAGTCAAGGACAAAGTAGTGAGAAACGCGCCTAAAAAATTCAATTGGAAGCAATTTATTAACGTTATAGTAATAAAAAATCCTAATGAAACTAGTAATACTAATATGATTTTTGAAAGACAACAGTTAATGGATACGTTAAAAAATATTTTTTCAAATTCTAAAAACAATTACGTAAATACAGATTGGGGGGTAGCTCTTTCAGGGGGGTATTTTAAATTAGCCAATTATTTAGGTTCAGGTAGATTTAAACACTGCAATAATATTAAAAATGAAGACGGCGTAAAAGAGTTTAATAGATTAAATTGTTTTAAAAATATGGGTTACATAAGAGATAACGGCAAACGATTAATATATAATGATGTTCCAGCAAATTATAAAGAAGTTTATGCTTCTGTTTGTGTTTCTGGGAACAGTATTAGTATTATCCAACCAGATATAGACAGCGATTCTAAGAATAGAGAATGTGGTCAGGTTTTAACCACAGGTCCACTATTGGTTAGAGACAGTACGATTGTTTTTTCTGAAAATTTAATTCAACAATGTAAATATAGAAGCATTGACACTGGCAATGACACGGGAAGATGTAGTGGTACTGATGACCGCCCATTAAACGGTGGGGGTATAATTTTTTTGGCTGGTTGGTTAAACCACGGATTTAATTTAAATCCTAGAGCTGCTTTTGGAATAGATGAAAAAAATAACATTTATTTAGTTACATTTGAAGGAAGATCAAAAAGGGGAGATGGTTTTGATTTGACTATGTGTGCAAAAATAATGAAAGCATTGGGTTGTGTTTCTTCAATAAATTTAGACGGAGGTGGAACAGCTGATTTGCTATATAAACTACCAAATTCCAGTTGTTATACACAGACAAACCCGCTTCATCTATATAAGTATCCAGCAGCTTCTCTTGAAAATACAACAGCATTTAGTTTTACTTCTAAACCAAAATCTAAAAAGAAAGGAGGGAAAACAAATAAAAAAAAATTATTTAAAACGCGCGTTACAAAAAAACAATAAATAATACATAATTATTAGGAATATGTATTATTCGAAATATTGTTCATCGTCTTGTCCCTTGTTTGTCAAGTATATATCTTCAGGTGTAGGGTTTAGTTCATCGAATTTTTTGGCTCGTTTTCGCCGTATATTTTCTTCGGCTTCTTTAATATCAAAAGTATATTCAAACCCATAGTCGTCATCTGTTATGGGTTGGTTAATGTATTCGTCTCGTAATGATTCGTATGCTTGAGTAGCTACTGTTAATTGTGTGGCTATAGTTGTTTTATACTCTTCTATTTGAGACATAATTTCTTCTTGTTTGGCTTGTGCCTCTGGATCTGCCTCTGGTTCTGGATTAGTTATACCTAAACCTCTTCGCCGACTCATAGTAGATTCGGTAGTTTTGACTTTTTTATCTTCAGGACTTTTGCTCGATTTCTTTTCAATTTTTCTACTTCTTGGAGATGGCATATAATTATTATTATAAAATATATTTAGAAAAAATATCTCATAAATAATTATACTATGTCTATAAGCATTGTAACTTACACTTCTATTACTACAGATCTAAATGGCGCATTAAACACCGGTCGTACACCAAATCTTTCTTTGTTTAGCGATGCTGCAGGAACTACCATTGTTTCCGACAGCAATGGCAATCCATGCAAAGATAGAATTGTTGCGTCAATTAATTATACCGAGCCACACAACACCGCCGATGGTGCACAATTGGTTAATGGTTTTGTTGTAGTCGTTTTTAATGATGGATCCACTGTGACAATTACAGATAATGTTGATACTGTTTATTACACGATTTTAGCAGTTGCTTTTAAACCTAGAAAGTTTTAGATAACTTATCGAGTCGATATAAGATATTAATAAAAACATTTAAAAAAATAACTACAAAATAACCATATGAAATTATTATTTATTTTATATGGTTTTCTCTGCAATGCAGTAAGAATTAAGATATTATGTAATAATTGTAAACATTTTGTCCCATCTGTATACAAAGATCAATATGCATTAGGAGGATATAACGGAAAGTGTTCGAAATTTATTACTATTGAAGGAGAAGAGATTGATTACGAGTATGCATTAGTAGCAAGAAAGGAAGAAGATAAATGCGGAATAGAAGCTAAACATTTTATTAAAAAAAATAACTCGATGGATATAGGGATAATGTTAATTGATTAATCCCGTTTAATCACGTATTTACCAGCTTTATCCTTTACTAATTTTCCGACAAGAACCAAATCTGTTCCTATTTCTTTAGCTTTTTGATAACTTTCTAGATCATACACTTCCATTGTGCTTTCGTTCAACGCGTATTTTACGCCATCTTCTGTAATTTCTCTAGCTTTCCATTTTACTGTTTCGACATCTAAACCTTCTTTGGTAGAACGATCGTTCTCGAAAGAAGGATAGGATGAAAATTGATTCGATTCAATTTTACCAAATCCAAAGCAAGCTAGATTCTCATTATCCTTTGATTTCTTAGAAATAGATGAATATAATTGGCAATCTATTGCTGTCTCTTTCACTGCTGTTAATATTTGATTATTGGTTTTTTGCTTTATACTTGCCATTTCAAACAGAGTTTCATCTGTTGTTACAGGCGTCTTCCTATCAATTCTGCTTAAATCTCCTTCTATTACTCCTATATTCTGTTTATCTGTTTTCTGTTCTTCACTTAATGATGTAATATATAAGAATACTTTAACAGTTCTCATGTCTTCTGGTAAATCTTGGTGACTGCAAATGCGTCTGGCACGACCCACGACTTGGTCAATTCTTACCATGTGCCAGTAAGGTTCAATAATATGAACAAATCGTGTATTTCTTAAGTTAATACCTTCTGCACCAGAAGATGTGATCATGAATATTTTTATTATTTCTCCCATAAAATTATTCTCAGATTTCTCTTGTATTTTATTTACAATAGCTGCTGGAACAAAGTCCCAAGCGCTGTTATAAACATTACGAATAATTTCCTTTTCTTCTGGTGTTTCGGTTCCTGTGTAAAGAACAAATTTTGGTTTACCAGCATCTTCCTCTTTCTCTACAAGTTCCCATGTATCGCCAGTTTTCTTAATTTTAAATTCAGCAAAACCATTAGCTTCGAATATTAGCTTAAGTATACCAATACCTTCGATAGTTCTAAAATGACTATATAACAAATGAAGACCATTATTAGTTTCATCTGTAATATTCTCAAGCACTCTTAAAAATTTCGGGCTGTATATTTGGAGAGTATCTTTAGATAAATATTTGCTTTTGTTTGTCTCTTCATCTACAGTACTAATATCATCAAGTGCTTTTCTGATTCTTGCGTCATATTTTAATTTATCGGCTTCGTTAATTTCTTCGGCTTCTTCTTCTTTGTTTTCATCATCATCTACACTAGCATAAGAATCAGTTATTTTTTGTTCGGATAGAGGAACAGCATCAAATATATTCTCAGATACCTCCTTATTGCCTTTTATATCAGGCACTGGCCGTTCAATAGTTGCTGGAAAAGCAAAATTGCATGCAGCTCTAGAAAAAATACGGTATGTCGACGATATTTGATATAGTTCTTCCTGATTTTTCGCTGCTAATCTACGTTTCTTATTCTTAGATTCTCTATCAGCTTCTTCTTTGCGTATTTTAACATAAACTCCATATTGATGGGGGCTCATATTTACCTTTTCAATATGATAAGTATCCCCTGATCCAGTTTTAACAAAACTGGGTAATAGCTGTTCTTGTGCACTTCTGAAATAAGAAGTTAACCCTAATATTCTTCTTTGGAACAGATTAATGTTTTTAACCTCCCCTGTCTCTGAATTTATAAATGCAGAAAAGAACGCGTCAGGGTTATCGGGAAGAGCTTTATAGTTAGTCACTTTTACAGAACCCTTCTGAACCTCTAATCCATTTTTACGCAATATAGCCATTGTTTTCTCCTGAAAATCGAAATCGCTAATATTTCCAGTATCATCTAATTTGACACCATTATATTTATTAAATGCGTCACCCCCACCTTCATATAAATCTTGAGGAACACGGTAGTTATGTCCAGCAATATCTTCAACATCTTCTTCAACGACGATTTTATTAGATTCTAATGGTTTGTCGGTCTTCTTTCTGCTCTTCTTAGCACCTCCCTTTTTAGGTTCCCTTTGAGTTCCTTTAGTTGCCCCGCGTTTCTTAACGTTGATAAATCCAAATGGATTTCTAGTAATAGTTAGAACATTTCCATTATACTCTACAAAATCATAGGTCTTAAAATTCTCTTTATCAAACATATTCAAAATAGTATCAGTAGTAATTTTGTCTGTTGTTTTTACGTTGATAGGATACGACCATGTTTTAATATATCCTCGTAAAATATTAAATAAAATACCGATTTCATTAGGATAATTAATAATAGGTGTACCAGACAACAATATAATTCTTGCATTTTTGGCGCTCATTAAATACTCGTATAAAATAAACGCAATAGTTTTCGATTTATTCTGTTTTACTTTGTTTACTATACGACTAACAAAGTTATGTGCTTCGTCTATTATTACTACAGTGTTATCAAATGGGTTTCTTGTTTGATCTCCAGTTAATAGGTTGAGTTTGTTCATATTTAGACCGTTATAGTTTATATCGGTGTATTTGGTACGTATCATTTCATTCAATTGCTCATCTAAAGTTTTCTGATCTTCTGAAGAAAGTTCTGTGTAATTAGGTTGTTTTGTTACGTTTACCATCCATGCCCCTTTGTGTTTTTTAATATATTCTGTTGAAAGAGACAACGCTTTAGAAAGGATGCCTACGTAATCTGGTTTGCCTTCAATTGAAACAAATTCCCAGAATTGGTTCTTCTTATAAAGATCATCACCACATTTCTTCATTTCACTAAAAAAGTTCATTTTTAAAGAAGCCGGTGTTAAAACTAAAACACGTCTGTCGCTCTTCATGCCTTCGGCAATAGCAATAGATGTACATGTTTTACCTGCGCCTAAGCCGTGGTAAATTAATAACCCTCTATATGGCGTATACAAATTCAAATAGTCACGAACAACTTTCTGGTGCGTCAACAAATCAAATTCATCGTTTTTAGATCTTGACTCACAAGAAATACTATCGTCATTCTTTTGCAGTTCTATCCTATAGTTTTTAAATATTTCAGATAGCTTTTGAATAAAAACTTTTCTATTATTCATATAAAAGCTAGACGTTTCAAGAATTCTCTTTTCACGTTCTTTTGGAAGACGGTCCTTAACATTCATATTGTTAATAACGGCGGTAGTTAAATCGACATTTGCCTCAGGTTCTTCCTGGCCTTTCTTGGGTTTTCTGCCTCGCTTAGGTTTCTCAGTTGGTTCTTCTGCAACAACTGCTGTCTGTTCAGTGGCTTCCACTAATCTTCGTAAGCTATCTTCTTCTAATTCTTGGTCTAATTCCTCTTCTACTTCTTTTTCTGGTTCAACCTTTTTGCTTTCAATAGCTCTTGTTTCTGGTAACTCGGGAACTTTTTCTGGTATTTTAAACTCCACATTGCGTATTATTAATTTTTTGCCTAATTTTCTCGGTTCTTCTTCTTTACTTTCTTTTTCTTCTTGAATTGGAATAATCTTTTTCTGTTTCAATTCCGTAGCAATAATAGCATACCCTGTGTGAATATCTCGCATAGCTAATCTTTTAAAAACATCTTCTCTGTATTCAATACCTTTTCTTTTATTTACTATTTTGACTACTTGCTTTTGACCAATATCCTTTCCTTCATTATCTATTGGTTTTATACCCTGGAAATTTATCTTAACAATAGGTTTCTCTGTTAATACTGGTTTATTTTCAAGTGTCACTAAAGAAGGTATTTCTATTTTCTCCATGAATGTATATTATATTTATACAAAATATATTCAGAAAGGGAACCAAGAAAGGGAACCAAGGTTCCCTTTTAATCCCTCCTATTTAATGGACACCTACTGGACGTTTTATTAAAGGAGGGATTAAAAGGGAACCTGGGTTCCCTTTCTTAGAATGCGTTGGGTAAATCATAAAAATCAGAATTACCATAAAACAAATAAGAAAACCATTTTTGCATATATCCAATATTAGCACCGTTATCACTTCCTCTAGATGTTCTAATATTTTCTGATTGTGTCAAATTAGAAATACCAGGAAACATACACGACAGATTGCGTTGCCCCTTACGTAAAAAAAATGGTAAATTATTATCCTTATAGAGCACTTTATTAAAGTTCTGGTAATATGATATATGCTCTACATCGTCTTTATGTGTAACTTTTAATTGTATTCTTAAATTATCTTCTTTATCATTTAATGTTCCGACATGTATTAAATTTGCATTAAATATAATAGCATCTCCT